ATTTTAAATATGCGTGCAAAGATACAAAATCAAATCGAATACACTATAAAAAGTCCGTAAACTTTTGAGTATTAATAACTTATTTAATAATCGTCTCGTTTTAACGGGACACTAGTGTTTTGATACATATAATTAATGTAGAAATTATTAATAAATTAAAAATAGGAGATACGACAATGAAAACAGAGATTTTAAGCAATCAGGTCTTAGATTACATCATCAATGATGTTGAGACAACCATTCATCGCTTGGGCATCAACGCTCAGCTTTCTATAAAGGTTGAAAAAGATTATAGAGGCAACGAGTATGAGAAGTTGGTAAGTACATCGTTTCAGACAATGCCAATGCTCTTCAAAGAGATTCACTTGGAAGGCAGTATTGCAATAAGAGATAAGGTTGACGCACCTGATGATTTCTTGGAGGTTCACATTAATCTCGATTATTATTATCATACATTTGATAATGGTAGCAACGGGCATACTTTAGGCAGAATTGTCTTCGAGGTTGATAAGCGAACCAATGAGAAGATGAAGGAGAGCGGTAAGGATAGCAACTATATTTCAATGATTGTACGTAAGGTTCAGTCTCTCGAAATCTAAGGAAGGTAACGGCAGGGCTAATCACCCTGCTACTAATATAGGAGATACGAAAAATGAAAAAAGAAAAAGACATGATGAATCCAAGTAATTGGAGAACCGAAGATGTAAAAGATGCGGTACAAGCAGCAATGCTTGCCGCTAGTGGAATTATTTTAGCGTATGCTGTTATCTGGCTCGCTTACTAAAAAAGGAGGTAATATGGAGATAGTAACAACATTAGTTAAGTTCCGTTGTCGCAAGGATAAAATGATGGAGCAGTCAAAGAATGCTCAGATTTTTCTCTTTGAAGGCAAAGAAGGTAAGACAAAGGTATTCGTACCAAAGTCAAAGTTAATTATTAAGGAGGATGCAATTAGTGATAACTACAATCTTTGCATCATACCTAAATGGGTATTCCTTTGCACAAAGAATCTTTCGCAGAATGTTGAGTTGGTAGGAGAAACGCAACACATGGAGGTTCTCAATGATATTGAAGATTAATAGTATATATAGTAATAATTATTTTGTTTAATGTATTAAAAATAGGAGATACAACAATGAACACAATGGCAATGAATTTGATGGCACAGCCAAAGGTAGCAGAAGTAGCGGTTGCAAAGCAGCCAGAGTTAAAGAGTGATAACATGAATCAGTTCTTGGATTTTGAGACATCTAAGGTACAGATTCTGACAATTGACCAGCTTGAACGCACCGAGAAAGAGAATGATGTGTATGGAAAGCCTTTGAAGGGCATCTATCACTTTGACCTCATTCATCAGGTGGAAGACTTGTGCGAGAAGCACGGCTACAAGGCTGAGATTTACGACCTCTTTGCGGCGAACAACAAAGACCGCAATACTCCAGGTGTTACCCGTTTGCCTGAGAAAGAAGCTATAATGGGTGATAGAGCTGTAGAGGCTCATATCCTTCGCCGAGTATTCTGTAATATTCGCTTGCGTGACTTTGATAAAGGAGAGGGCAATGATGAGATTACAACCAATATGGCGGTATCATTCCATCAGAAGGGTATTCAGTTAGGTATCGGTAGAAACGTAGTTATCTGTCACAATCAATGTATGCTTAGTGCTGAACATTACGCTGCTACCTACTCAGACATCAATAGCGGAAGAGGAGCTTTTAAGCTCGATGAGCTTCTTCAACGTGCTGATGCTTGGCTCGCTAATCTTAGAGGTATCATTGATACCAATGATGAAATGATTGAGCGTATGAAAAATCGTGAGATTAAAGCACAGGAAATGTTTACCATCATCGGGATGCTGACCTCACTCCGTGTTGCTGCTGAGACGAAATACAAAGGCATTCGCAACCTTCAGGTCATTCCTCTCAATCAAGCACAGATTGGTCGCTTGACCGAGAAAATGATGATTGTCTACTACGAGCGCAATATTGTTACCGCTTGGGATTTATACAATGCGGCTACCGATATGTATAAGTCAACTCAGCTCGACCAGCCAATGATTCTTTCACAGAACTTGGCAATGAGTAGCTTTATTCAGAATAAGTTGATTTAAAGATATAACTACATATAAGATTGAATATAAAAAAGTCGATAATAAGAGCCATAAAGCCGCCGTGAGGTGTCGGCTCTTTCTCTTAGAAGAATTATTTTATTCAGATATTGCTTGCCGTGAGGTAATCAGTTATGTCAGTTATTAGTTAGATAGATATTAATCATGGTTGTTGATTTTTGCCCTACGGCGGTAGGGCTTTTTATCCCAAGGAAAACCAATCGCACGGGTGTGCGTGGGCTGTATGGTAGTGATACCGATATTCTTATCATATCCTAAAGGAAAGCGGTGAATATATATAAAGTTCATTTATTCTACTGTGTTAAAGAATATATGCGAAGATACTCCGTAATAAGCAGCTCTTAATAAGCGGAGGTTGGCGAGGGTTCGATTCCCTCTCTTGGGGCTATGTTTTTTAAATATATATAATATGACAGATTTTAACGGAAAATTAAATTTGCTGAAGCTTAAAAGAGCTGGCATAATGCAAATCCAAGGTCGAACCGAAGTACTTCGTTGTTTGGTTATTCCTATTGAAGATAATAATATCTTCATTACCACAGATGAGAATAATCATCCAAAGACTGCTTATATCGACCTTACTGCTTGGGAGCTAAAGAATCCTAAGTATGACGAGACCCACATGATTAAGCAGTCGTTGCCTAAGGAGGTTCGTGAGAAAATGACAGATGAGGAAAAAAAGGCTATGCCTATCCTAGGTGGTTTAAAGCCTGTAATTTTTGAAAATCAGAATGCGGCTTCTTCTTGCGATGCACCTTTTGCACAAACGCAGAGTTTGGATGATTTACCATTCTGAGCAAGAATACTCTTAGATAATGGTTTTAAATTAGTTTTAGATTATTAGAAATATGCGTAGTAGAACGAGTAATTGGTTTGAGGTAGGAATCCGCTACCAGAAGACCCAAGAAGATGGTTCAGAGAAATCTGTGACCGAAAAGTATGCGATTGATGCCTTATCCTTTACGGAAGGTGAGAGCGCAATCACAGAGGAAATGGCTGCTTATATTAGCGGTGAGTTCAAGGTTAAGTCGATGCAAGAGGCTTCGTACAGAGAAGTGTTCTTTTCTGATAAGGATGATGATGATTGTTGGTATAAAGCAAAAATGCAATTCATTTCCTATGACGATAAGACCAACAAGGAGAAGCGTAGCAACGTGACTTACCTAGTGCAAGCAAAGTCTATGCACCGAGCAATCAGTAACATTGATGAGGTAATGGGCAAGACGCTTATCGATTACGAAATCATCGGTCTCAGCAAAACCAACGTGTACGATGTCTTCGAGCATAAGACAAAGGAGGAGAAGGAACAGAAGTCTAACGAAGAAAAGAAGGAGGAGTAAAATATGGCAAGACCTAAGAAAAATGGCGTAGAACAGCCTTTAAATTTAGATGGCAATAATATGCCTATGGAGAATAAGAACGCTCAGCAGAGCCAAGAAAATACGGCTCAGCAGCAAAGTGAGGAGCAAGTTGAGGAACATGAGGAAGAGAATGAACTTCCTTTTGAAATAGAGGATGGAGTTCCTTCCCCTATTGACAATAATGGTTCGTTCATTATCTACGCTCCTACTGATATTGAATCCCGTAAAGGTCGAATCCCTGTAAATATGGGTATTACTCTCAGAGAGGGTTATCGTGGCTTGATTGTTCCAATCACAGCCAATGCAATTTATGGTCTTTCTACTGAATCAGATTATCGCTTACAGCATTCCGATGTGATTTCCACACAGGTAGGGGAGGAGGAAGAGGTAAGGCTCGTACTCTCAATCAATGACGAGACAATGATACAGGAGCAGACAAACTTCGGTTCACGCTCCCGTAATCTCATTATCCCGAAGGGTACTCCGCTTGCCATTCTTGTGATTTTTAAGCTGTGAAATATATAATTGCGGATGGAGGTCTATTCTATAGTATCTCCTTCCGCTCTATTAAGTAAACTATGACAGAAGTTGAACGTAAAATGCGCAGAAGTAGATACGGTAAGACCTACTATCAGAAGCATCGTGAAGCTTGCATCGAAAGAGCCAAAGCTTGGTACAATGCTCATAAAGAGCATCGTAGGCTGTATATGCTTGCGTATAATGGTAAATAGTATTTTTATATGGATGAGTTGGATAAAATTAAAGAGTTGAATACTCAATATAAATTGCTACGAAATAACGGAATGGTGGTAAAAGTAGACCTCGTAACCAATGTGGGAACTTATGTAGTAAAGAACCCTAACATTATTAGCAAGGTGCTTGACTTACTTATCCGTGAATCGCAGAAGCAGATAGAAAGTGAGGTGAATACATGATAGGATTGAATGATAGACCAACAAGAGCAAAAAGGGTTGTTGTGGTTCAGTTAAAAGACAAAAAGCCTGAACCTTTCCTTACTTGCCCAGAGATTTATTTAAAGTACGATAAAGAGAAGATTGGCATCTGTCTTAATGCTCTATGGAATGCTCTTGCTAAAGATGGTTTCTACGAGAATAAGAAATGCAAAATCTCTTATCAGAATATCGAACAATTAAAAACATTGGCATGGGAGTAAGTAATAAAGGGTGTTGTGTACTAAAATATCCTCATTCTATAGATGATGGATTATTAGCTCTGTACGCACAGGGGCTTACCATACCCGAAATTAGTAAAAAGGTAGGTATACCTTATGAAACAGTACGGCGGCGACTAAAAGGAAATGGAGTTAAACCTGCATCACCACGATTTATCGCTAAGTATGGTGAAATCCGTTATTTAGGGCGTTTCCGCTACTGGAGCGAGGAGGAGGAACAGAGATTTATTAGATTATTTCCCTTTCGTACAAATAAAGAAATTGCTAAAATCTTCTGTTGTAATATCAGAACAGTTAAGAATAAGGCTATGTCTCTTGGGTTAAGAAAAGATGCCGTATGGTTGCATGAGTATAGATTATCTTCCATGAAGATTGCTGCCATTATATCCAAATCAAGCTCTAAGAAGTTTAGGTTTAAGGAAGGGAATAAATTCGGACATAAGTTTAAGAAAGGGTTTAAGTACGATAAAGAATTTTGGGAGAAATATAGAAGAGGTGAGGTTTCTTTGCCTTGATTACATTTTCTCGGAATATAAAATGAATAAACTATGAAATTTAATAAAGAACTACCGAAGGATTTGCAAGTAAAGACAATTATGCAAAACTTCGACAAAAAGCAAGCCGAATGCGATGCTCTTAAAAAAGAAAACGAAGAATTGAAAAAGAAGTTAGAGCAGAAGGATATTCTGTATCGTAATATGCTCAATCGCTTTAGTAATATGAGTAGTCAAACAAATATTGACTATAAGGAAAGATACGAACAGCTCAAAGCTGAAAAGGCTGAGAGCGGTATGAGATATAGCCGAATCCTTAACGATTTAAATAAGGCTTATGGAATGCTTGAATCCGTCAATGGTATTATGAATAGCGCAAACGAAAAGATAGAAGCATTCTGCTCTGATAATATGGTTAAAAACGATATTCGTTCCAAAGTTATTGAGCCTGCAACAGATAGCACTCCATCTTCTGTAAGCGTTAAAGAACAGAAGTTCGTTAGTTATGTCCGTGAACTTATTGCTAACTTTAAGGAAACAGGCTCTCTTCGAGGAATAGCTATGATAGCAAAAGACTATGGGGTTAGTTCTTTATCTAAGGAGCAATTCTTTCGCTACGGATTGAACAATGAGGTTATAACTGATGAATATATCATTAGTATTTATGAAAAGGCTAAAAAACATTTGTAATATGGAAGAAACTAAGTATAATAATGATGTACCTTACGAAAGAGTAGTGCTTAGAGTGTTAGAAAACTACTCGAAGATGCAAATCAAGCTAACTCGTTACCAGAAGAAGGTCAAAGAGCAAGGTGAGTTGCTTAATAAATTAAACAACAAACACAATGATTACGAGAAGGTCGTAGCTGAGCGTGATGAGCTTCTCCAAAAGAATAAAGAACTTTCTCGGCAATTGAAGATTTACGAAGGTGTGCGCAAATACTTCAATAGTCAAGTCTCAAAAATAGAAACTGATAAATAATATATCAATATGAAGAAGATTTTATCTTGGTGCGGTTCTCATATTGAGCTGCTGTGTGCATTCTTTTTGCTAGGATGCTGTATCAATAGTGCGGTGGAGGATGGTTGGTCGGCGGCGATATTGTTCTTGCCTTTTATCGCTATGTGGATATTCGTCTATCGCTTACAGAAAAAGATTCTCCGTCTTATCAAAAAGAATGAAGAGCTGAAAGAAAATAATAAACAGCTTGAAAAGGCTTACGAGGAAAAGACCTTGGCGTTTATCAAAACTGATAATTTGAAGATGCTCTACATCTATAGGTATTTGTTGGCTCAAAATAATGTGGATTTATGTAAGCGAAAGATTAACTGTACGAAGTATCTTGAAAGAAGAGAATATTATGAACGTATGATTGAATTTTTCGTTAAGGATATTAAGGCTAAAGAAATGCAATAATGAAGTACAATGAGTTTTTAAAGAAGGAGAGCCAGAAGAAAGGCAGAAGCAAACCACGGCACGTTGAATCGCAGATTCAGATTCAGATGGTGAAGTGGTTTCGCTTGCAATACCCTCGCTATATCATTGCCGCCATCCCTAACGGAGGACAACGAAGTGCGCTTGAAGCGAAGATTATGAAAGGTGAGGGCGTTTTGGCTGGCTTCTCCGACCTTATTATTATAGCAAAAGAAAATGTCCTATTTATTGAAGTTAAAACTAAGGACGGAAATCAATCTGATTTGCAAGCCAAATTTCAGTCTGACGTTGAGCGATTAGGCTTTCAGTACAGCATTTGCCACTCCTTGGATGAGTTTATCTTAACCATCGAAAAATGGTTAAAAGATAAGTTTTCTGTGTAAAAATATCCGATTTTCTTAGTTTTGTATTAATATCTATTAAAATACTAATAAAAACACCGAAAAGATTTGTTAGTTTTAAAAGAAATTATTAATTTTGCGGTGTAAATAATTAATAAATAGGTTTAACAATTAAAAGATACAACAATGGAAACAAAGAAAATTGCTCGATTCAGATTTACAGCACTTGCCCATACTTTCGATAGTTGGGATAAAGTCTTAGGTTATTACGAAAGACTTGTGAAGCGAGGTAATTGTGTGGTACTTCCTACTGTTTCATTTTGGGATGGTAAGGTGAGAACCAATAAGTGGCACGCACAGGTTAAAAAGAATGGTAAAATTGAGTTTACAGAAATTAAAAAATAGGAGATACGACAATGATAACAATTATCAATAAATACACAGGCGAGGTTATCACCAAGTACTCAGGTGCTTTGGTTAGTGAATCAGATATTGATTCTTTTATCGCCAACGCAAAGGGTTCGGGTACGTTCAGAGGACGTTGGAATGCTATCGTAGAGTATTTTATTCCTCTGAAAGGGTTGAATGCAACACAATGCCTTCTTAAAAGCCAATACGCTGTGAAGGAATGTATGAAGAAGAAATAATTAACGTTTAAAAATAGGAGATACAATTATGGAAATCAAGGTAAATATACCACAAAACGATTATGTTCAACCAACCGAAGTTAGAGAGGAAGTCGTACAGGCAATCTGTAATGCCTTCTTATCTAATAGTTGTTGGGATATTTTTCATCCTTTCTCAGGTTCAAATAATGGTAGCCGACCTGCTACAAGACGTATTAGTTTGAGCAATCCACGTTTTAGTGGACACGCCAATGATAAGGATATGGTTAAAATACATGGATGTGAAATGAAAGCTGCCTTTAAGGTATTGATGAAGGCTGGTTATCACATGTATAAGGTATATGACTACGGCTCTTGGATGGGTTACGCTTGCGATAAGAAATCTTTCCGTGAGGGTGCATCTGAGGTTCTTACGTTTAACGATTTTATTGATTAAGCTTATGTTTATAGAATTTAAGAATTTAAATGTAGCATTCGGAAAAGAGTTCCCTTTAGCTATCGTGTACCTCAATAAGTGCGATGGTGAACGTTTTTTAAGGGAGCAAGGAATAGCGAAATCTGGCTCTTTTAGCAGCTTTATTTCGCTTATTGCAATCGTTGATAACGTACCACAAAAAGCGAGCTGTAAGATTATCTTTACTAATTATCGCATTCTCAATAAAGAAGAGGAGAAAGATGTGTTAGATACTCTTAAACGAAGTAATCTTACTATCAATGATAAAGGGTTTATTTCCTTCCTTGATTATAAAAAGGTTTGCTTTGAGGTTGATGGAAATATCCTTACCTATGATGACTTCTGTAAGTATGAATTACCAAAGGGACAGGTATTCAAAATGGTCTTTGATAATGGTTATTCTTATTATGGCTCAGAACCTTTTAAGGGTGATGCAAAGAAGTATGCTGATACCGCAATAAGGATTGCTGAGAAGATTGGTTATCTTTGGTTTAGTTGGAGAATGGGTTTCACACTTAACAATCTTCTTAACGTAAGAGTTGTTTACGGAAAAAATGAAAGTTATTCAGAAATATCTAATACATAATGATTATGGAAGAGATTAAAGAAAAGAAGTTTATCATAGAAGCAAAGGGCGAAGTGCCCTTTGCACAACGCACGGGTGATGGCTACGAGCTATTCAATAACGAACGAACAATGAAGTTTTGTGCGAGAAGGCAACAGATACTGGATAATGAAACGGGTGAACAGAAATCTTGTTTTGCTGTTTTCTGCTTCGTTAAAGAGGATGATGGATGGGTACAAGGTGACAACTATCATCAGACGGAAACAATCATCTCTTTTGTTAAGGATTTGAATATCTCTCCTTATTTTACCAATGCTGTAAAGGAATATCGTGAGCAGATGGAAATCACAGAAATATGGGAGGTGAAAAAATGGGAATAGGAGCGATTTTAATCATCATAGGCGCATCCGTCATCGCATTGAGCAGCGTTGTTGCTGTTGGCGCAATGAATGGAAAATTAGAAGGTGTGGTAACCATACAAGAAAAAATCTTGATTACTATATTCTTATTAATCTTACTCATAACGGGTTGGGGGCTATTGTATAACGGAATATCAATAATTAATCTGTAATAAAATGGGAAAGAGATTAAGCTTAGAAGATAAAGCTAAAATAGCTAACGGCAATGAACGTCATTGTAGGCAATGCAATCATCGTGTTTGCCCAGATGGTTTGCTTGAAGTATGTTCGGAGGCTTTTATTCGAGGGTACAAGAAAGGCTATAAACAAAGTCAGAAAGAACAGAAAGAACGTATTGATAAGATACTCCACCCTGTTACTGAGCCTTGTGGTAGTAATGCTATCTTTGTCTTTTTTAGAGACGTAAGAAGTGGTGAATTACAACCTTATATTGAGGATATGAGAATGCCTGATGCAAAACGTTACCAAGATATAGGTTCAATAAAGTTTTCGTCAGAAAAAGACGAGCCGCAAAAATTACAGATTGCTTGGTGTTATCCGAAGGATTTGGTTGAGCTTCTTGGATATAACAAGAAGTATGCCGATTTTGAGCGTATAGCTCTTTCTGAAGGCGCATTCTCTTATCCTCGTGAGGAGTATGAGGAAAATCTTCAAAAGTACTCTGCCGTGCGCTATGAACACAAAAAATATTATCATTATCGTAAATTAAAAAAATAGCTTTGTTATGGATAAAAAAGATATTAGTCTAAAAGTTATACTTGAAATCGGTGGCAACCTTTGTGGTATGACCATAAAGGATAAGGATGATAAAGTTGTGCTATTCGAGCATTTGTTATTTAATGAGCAAATTAAGATTCTCAATAGCCTTAGTCAGAATTATAACTGCCTTGTGCGGTTCTTAAAAGAAAAGGAGGGATAAGGTATGAATTTGGTTCTATTTGTATTGATTATCATATCTGTTGGGGTTACTTTCGGATGTCTTGTGCAAGGTAATAATAATAAGGAGAAGTAAAGTATGGAAGCAACTATTTTATTAGGCAATCATAATGATTGTAAGATTGATACGGGAAGATATGTAGAAACGGACGTTATGGGTTGGAAAGCCATTGTCTATCTACCGAGTGGCATTGATAATGAGCAGGTTCAGAAAGCCCTTGATTACGCTTATTCTACTCTCTGTCAGAGTTGCTATATGGAGTTTATCTTGGCAGACAACTTCCTTCTTATTTCTAAAGAGGTCTTTGATAAGAAGAAGGTGTTTAAGTTCAATCTTAAAAAGCATTTTACAGATTGCCAGAAATCCGTCCGTGACACTATGAAGTTGTATGAGCGACACATGGATGAGGATTACTATAATGAGTATTCTACTTATCTGTGGGATTTGATTAAGGATAAGGTTGAGAAGTTGCGAAAGATGATTGAAGATAAGCTTCGCAATCTTAAATGCAAGTATAACCCTTATCTATGTTCTTATGCTATCACCATTCAGAACCTCGTACAGCAGATTAATGATACTCATAAGCACGTAATGGAGATTACTGAAAGGGAGTATGGAGTTGATATTGCCCCAAGCTACGAGAATCATCGTGCTAAAATGGCATTCACGCAAGCGGATAATTGTCTGTACGACATCATGCACGATGAAGCAGAGAAATTCCGTGATAATATCGAAAAAGATAAGAAGATTCTTGCTGTATGGTCTGATATAACAAGGACTATCTATAATCCTATCAACGCAAAGAAGGCTCGTATTTCGGCTTTTTATAGTATGCCCGAAGAAACGCAAGCTCTTTATAATTTGCGAGAGGAGGATGGCTTCTGCGAGCTCAAGGATGGTGCGAAAAGATTCAAGAAAGGAGCGTAGGGTATGGATAAAAAAGATATGCGTAGGCTGATTTCGTATGGAGATGTTTACTCTAAATATACAAAGAAGAAACTATCTGCGATAACTGTTGAAGAATGCCTCAATTCTATGGAATTTGAAATATGGAATCATACAGCAGTCGCCGTTCCTGTGTTTGATTGTCAAAAACTGATTATCATTTCATCTTAATATATGTTGTATCTCTTGGGGGCGGCGGTCTCGGCTGCTGCTCCCTTCTAAAAGTTTACACAGCTTATATTAGCTCTATTGTAAGTAAGAGGAGAATTGATTATCTTTGCACAAAATAACAATTTAAAATTCAAAGAATATGAGTAAGTCAAGCGGTGGTACTCGCACCATAAGCAGTAATAATGCTGCTCTGGGTAGAACACAGAGCGTTGCTAATGCAACGACAAATGAGAATAGCTCTAATGTAGCAAAAGAAGTCGATGTAAAGGCTTACAACGCCAACATTGAAAAGTTGAAGACGCAAGCCATAAAGGGCGGTCTTCCAAAGGTCGATGAAAATCGGACGATTAAAATCGGAGATAAAGAATGGGTCGTTAGCGTTTATGAGAGCGGTAAGAATCAGTATGTCGCTGATTTAAAAAGTAATACTGACAATAAGAGTATGATGCACGTAGTGTATTATACAGGAAGCAAGACTCCTTACGGAGCACCTAAAAGACAAGATGCTGTAAAAGAGTTTCGCTCTACAATAGATTATATGTTCAATAACCTAAAGAAGAAGTAAATCGTTGATTCTTAGCAAGAAAGCTATTAAATGCTATTAATATTGTTTTATTTCTATTAAAACCAAAAATAATTGAAGTATAATTTGGTAGTTCGCAGATTTCTTTTTAATTTTGCGGCGTTCAATAAATACTTGCGGTGAGGTTAGAAGCTCTACCGCTTTAAGGTGGAGCATTTTTTTATGCTCGCTTCTTAACGGATTACGATATATAGGTATCGCCCCTTGCGTACATTATAATGGTGTATGCGTGCTTTCGCAAGTAGGCATTGAACAAAGGGTAGCGATGCCTTCTTTTTTAGGTATCAACCCAACATTATATTAACGTTCAAAATACTTGCAAAATGAACGAAATTAAAATTATCAACAAGTCAACCTTCTTAGATAAGGAGATTGATGTTTGGGGGTCAGTTGAACAGCCTTTATTTCGGGCAAAGGACGTTGCTTCTTGGCTCTTAATTAAGAATGTGTCCGACCTTGTGAAAAGAGTGGATAATGATGAGGTGCATAGGTTTAACCTAGGCAGCTTACAAGGTGAGACTTGGTTTTTAACTGAGGATGGTTTGTATGAGGTACTTATGCAATCACGCAAGCCTATTGCCAAGCAGTTTAAGAAGGGAGTAAAAGCTATCCTTCACGAAATCCGCACCAAGGGCGGCTACATAGCTTCTTCGGTCAATGATACTCCCGAAATGATTATGGCACGTGCTTTGAAGGTTGCTGATGAAACAATCAGGCAGAACGAGCAAAGAGTTCGTGAGCTTGAAGCTCAAACTGAGCAGCAGGCACAGACCATCGGCATTCAGCAGAAAGAATTGACTGTAGCCGCACCAAAGGTAAAGTACTACGATGATACACTTGCATCAACGGACTGCCTTACCACCACACAAGTTGCTGATGACCTCGGTATCAGCGCAAGAGCACTAAATCAGCAGCTTTCCAATGCAGGTATTCAATACTTTCAATCAGGTTCTTGGCATTTGAAGGGCAAGTACCGTGAATGGCAGCTCGCAAGCACCCGAACCTACAATTATATCAAGGGTGATGGTTCTACGGGCACAAAAGTAAATCTTGTATGGAATCAACGTGGCAAGCGTTTTATTCTTGCTCTCTATAACAACGACTTTAATGTGAAAGATGCCATCGCTGAAATCAACGGCGAGAAGAGAGCTGCGCTTGTGTCTAAAAACAATCAGTCTAACTTTTAATTGAATAGGAGAAATCAAAAATGGATAATCAGAATATAATGATAGAGGTAACAGTTGATAATGATGCTACTCAGTGGTGTGTCGGTCTGCTCAAAGAGCTTATGGCGGTACAGGAAAAAGCTATGAAGTTCTTGGTATCTGAGGGTATCGATGATAGCAATGAGGGGATGATGATTGCCGAAGGTATCGGTAACGCCGTGAAAGCCTTTGGTGGTGTACTGCCAGAGGGTATCTACAATAATGTAGTCGGTATTGAGGTTTAATGTTATGCGTGAATAGGAGATACGCAATACAACAAGGTGTAAATAATTATAGGAGATACAGCTACTATAAGAAAGGCAGGGCACTATTTGCGCTCTGCCTTTTCTTTTTCTCTTTGCTTTCGTTCAGCCCTTGCGAGCCGAATCTCTTCGTTAATCTCGTCCATCGTCATATTGACGTTATTCTTCCTTGCTTCTTCTATGAGAGCATTAAAGTTCTCTAAAGCCTTCTTCTTTTCTTCTTCTGTCATTATTTTATATTAATCAGTTCGTTTCTATCTATCTTAGGAACTTCCTTTTTATCTGAATCAAAGTCGAGTATATATTTTTGAGGATAACTAATACAATGTAGAAAAATATACTTCCTCTCATCAATATTTATAGTCCTTACGACAAAGGTATCATTTCTATAGAAATATGAGTTATTATCATTGAGAGTGAAATCAGCTCTTATCTTCTCTTTGATGATATTATTATCAACGGGCGTTTGCTCATATCCGTTCTCGGTAAGTAGATAAAGAAGCTTATCGTTACTTTGCAGTTTTAAGTCTTTATATTGGTAATCCTGTCCAACAACAATAAAGCTACCTGTTAGCTCACCGAGATATTTATCTACATAACTATATCCTATAAGGCTATATATGTTAGACAATACGACCGTATCTTTATTCATTTCATCAATAGGATGAGTAGAGATATATTGCTCGATAGTTTGTTTGGTCGCATCTGGTATAGGTGATAAGCTTGTTATCTTCTGTTGAGCGTTGGCTGCTATACAAAAGAGAAGTTCACTAAATATACATATCTTCTTTATCTGTTTCATATTATTTATCTTCAAGTGTTATAAAAGTCAGATTATCTTTATCACAAGAAAACATAGCTTGCCCCACATTATAACCACCGAAGCCATTTTTTGCTCTATATGTAACAATAAACAACTTCTCTCCCTGTTTTGACGTTTCTTGCTCTTGCATATCAACGAACTCATAACTATCTGGGTCACGTAAGCGTTGTTTGATTAAATCGCCAGCCATCGTCTCAACATACTCCTTGTTTTCGTACAGAGGGGTATTCATAAGTTTTTCTGTCTCTTTTTTGTTTTCATTCTGTCCGATAGCTATCATTAAAAAGAACAAAATAACAAGGATTCCAAGACATCCACATCCCTTCTTCATAACTATATCTCCTATATTAATATTTATAAATTGTACAATACCTACTTAAAACACGCTCTGCGGCGTTATCTTTTCCTTGCTTGGTATATACTAAGGCAAGGCGAAGATAACCCGTTCTGCGCAAGCAACCGAGGTACATCAGCCGCTCGTAGCAATATGTGGCTCTGCTTAGTATTCCATCACGGAGGTAGCGTTGAGCCATTGCCGCCAACTCCTTTGGTGATGCGTTATAAATCTGTGTCATAACTCGTCTGATTTGGTTATGTATGCAAAGGTAGCGAAAAATCGGTTACTATATATTTATATTGCATTTTTTATATTAAAATAACCTTAATTTACATATCGATATATTAAAAGCTATTAAATTATTAATAAAATACCATAGAAAATTTGGTAGTTTCAAAAGAAATTATTAATTTTGCGGTGTAAATAATTAATAAATAGGTTTAATAATTAAATTATAGGAGATACGACAATGAAACGAATTAAAGATTACGAAATAGCTTATAATAAATGCTATGAGCTCTTGCAAAAGCTCACAGCATTGATAAAAGAGACAGATGGCTACATCACTCTAGAGATAAAGTTTGCTTATCCTGATAGATACCCAAAACTTTCTGTTACATACTATTATAATTACCTATACTCATTTCTTCCACAAGAAGATGGTACATTTGTTATTTCTACAGACAACAAAGTCTATACAATGGATGAAATTGAGGCGAAGATAAGAAAGAATTGTTTATTAGACTAAAACATAAGAGTGATGAATACAATAAAGACGTTTATTCCTTCAGAGTCAGTTGACGCATTCAAGAAGTTTGCTGACAAGACACGTAAGAATGTAAAGGACTTCGCTTACTCCTTAGGTAAACCTTATGAGAAGTTGTTTTATCATCCAGTAATCAATAAAGAAGGAATTGGAGGGCAGAGAATTGAGGTTTTCCATGAGGTGTGTGACCTCACGATAGATATACCAGAGCAGAGCGGTTGGAGACTCCTTGCTACATATAAGGACGATGCTTTCACTCCTGCCGACCCAACCAAGGAGCTTATTTTTAAGAACCCTGCGCACGGAGCAGACTATGGTAAATGTGACTTTTGCGGTCATTGGTGCAAGAATGCTTATGTCGTTGAAAATGTGAAGACGGGCGAGGAATTACAAGTAGGTTGCGAATGTATCAAGAAGTTTGGTATTAATGATATGTACTACATATCCGACTTCACCAAAAAGCTCTATGAACTCTATGATTACAGAATGAGCTATGCTACAGATGATGAGTTTGGTGATATTGAGAAATGGGGCGGCAGAAAAGATGCAAGCTATAAGAATGCTATCCTTAAATCCGAACTTATTATGGCAGCGAAAGCTCAATATGATATTTGCCCAGTCTATAAGAAGGGAACAAAAGTTGAACACGTCCGTTATCGCTCAGCTACTTTGGATGGCATCGACACTATTTTGAATAGCAAAAAGTTCAAGGTTGATGAAGCTTACGTAAAGGCAGTTTGCGAGTTCGGTGCAAAGATTCAGCCTAAGACCGAATTTGAAGAGGATATGCTTGCGGTAGCAAAGAACTTCTATTGCTTCCAAGCGCAAGATGTATATGCTTTCTTCCTTGTGAAAGCCTATGAGGATAGCTTAAAGCCAGAGCTCAGTGTTCAGAAGGGCAATCAGGTAAAGGTATGCGGCAAAATCATTCAGAAGCGTTTCGAGGAATCCTACTACGGTGTGATGGAAATCAATACCATCCTCACCGATAAGGGTATTGAATGCGAACGATACGGCAAAGTTCCTACAATCGAGGAAAATGGTATCAAACGCACCACATTCTATGCTCTCGTTAAGGGGGTATTCAATGGCAAGATTAGCTTGGATAGAGCAACCAAGAATCCAAAGAAAGGTATTGAAGTCGTTGAAATCTAAAGGATATGAGTAAGCAAGAATTTCTAAGCAAGTGTTATAGCTGTAAGAAGTATAACACTTGCTACAACTCGAAGTTTGGTAGATTAGATTGTAATGCCTATCTATCATATTTGAATACGAACAATTTTTAAAAGGAGATTATGTATAAAGAAGGCGATGTTTTAGTATTGCATAATGATTGGCGTGGTGAGTATTGCGTATTCATTCTACACAGAATATACAATGATGATTGGATAGAAGCTCATGCAAAGTATTCTCTCCCATTCAAAAAGCTTGGAGTAGGAGCAAATAATGCTTCTACAAACGTAAAATACTCTACGGGGTGTTTGAGAAAAGCGTATGAGGATGAAAGAGAATTTTTGTTAGAAAAAATGAAGGAAAAAGGTTATTCATACGATTTTAAGAAGAATAAACTGCTACATTCATTCAATTATGAAAAAGGAAGAAATTAAGATAAATGAGCATTGTAAGCACTATTTCTTAGGCTTCTGCCACTTTTATTTAGGTGGCTGCTGCTCTGGTATTAAATGCGGATATAAATAATTAAGATTATGACAAAGTTTATTGAGGTAAAGTATAAAGGGCATTGTACCCTTGTTAATATAGATAATATCGCTTACGTTGAACCTTCACGAAATGGCGATATAGCAACATCTATAAAGCTTAATTGCAAGACCACACCAACGGGCGGTCAAGTGATTCCCTGCGAGGATGATTATCACACATTCTTGGAGAGATTGAAAAACCTTGTTATCGTTGATAAAGCTGAGTAAGATATGAGAGCATTTGACGTACTTTTAGCCTTACATCGCTTGGATATGCGACAAGGCAAGGATTATCTTGAAGCTCCTAAAAAGAATGATTTGGAGCTAAATGTAATAGAAGGTAAGCTAAAACGGAATCATTGGTATTGGTGTGATTTCCATAAGCAACCAATGCTCGGTGAGCCTTCGGTTATCCTCACTCTTGGCGGTGGGGATATTCAATATCTTTATGAAGTAGAAAAGTAAATAAATATAGATTATGTATCAGATAAATCTTGTAACATATAGCACAGCGATAAACGTAAAGAACGCTTCTCGCAAAGTGGTGGATAGAGAAAAAGGAATACTTGGTGGTAGTTTTGAAAGCGTAAAGTTAGCAAGAACTACTTTACTAAAGAAAGTCTTTAGAATGGAAGAATGTCTAATAAATAAGGTTAAACCAAACAAGAATGAAACTTATGTTATAGCAACACTTTTCGGTAGCAATATGATAGAGAACGTATTCACAATTATCGAAAGTAATTAATCTATGGCTCGTTTCGCTCTCAGAAATCAGGAGAAGATAAAGCAAGCATTCGGGGAAGAAAGGTTGAATGAGCTTCTGAAAGCACTGAAGCTGTATTCAGCCAAGTACCCGAAGTTATCGTTAAACACAATCATCGAAGAGGGTAAGCCTTATCCTTCTTTCGTAGTTGATAAGGTTGCGGTATTATACGTAACTCGCCTGATATATGACGTTTATCACGTTGCTTTAAAGGAGTTCTTATAAACAAAAAGCACCGCCCTCGGAGATACGAATGAGGACGATGCTAAGTGTAAATAATTGTTTTGTTTAACGTTGTGAGCACATAGGAGATACGCACTCGATACAACAATTAATGCAAAAGTAATAAAAAATATTTGGTTATCTGAATATTTCTTCGTAAATTTGCGAATAATTAACATAAAAATAGGAGATACAGTTATGATAGGAGCAATTATAGGTGATATTGTAGGCTCTAAATATGAGTTTAATAACACATTTGATTATAACTTTGAACTATTTGACGAAGGTTGTAATTTTACAGATGACACCATCTGTACAATAGCCGTAGCCGATGCTATTCTTAGAAAAGGCGGTAATGAAAAGCCGAATATCGAAGATTATTGTATATCGCTTCAATACTGGTGTCAGAAGTATCTAAACCCAATGGGTGGGTATGGCGCAAGCTTTGCAAAATGGGTTCGTAGCTCGAATCCACAGCCTTATGATAGCTACGGAAATGGGGCAGCAATGCGAGTTAGTCCGACAGCTTGGGCATTTAAAGAAAGTTCTGATGCTATCCGTCAGGCAATAATGAGCGCAAAGGTATCACATAGCCATACTGAGGGTTTAATAGGTGCTGCTGCGGTATCTAATGCTATCTTTTCTTTGAGAAAGGGAGAAAAGAAAGGTATGTTGAATATCATAGCAAACGTTTACTATGGCATTAAATGGGAGGATAGAATACCACCAAGAGGTAGATGGGCAGAAACCTGCCAAGAATGCGTTCCACTCGCCTTTAAAATAGTCCTTAATAGTGATAGCTTCGAGGATGCAATCAGAAATACTGTATCATACGGCGGTGATAGCGATACGATGGGAGCAATCGTTGGTTCAATCGCTCAGCCACTCTTTGGTATTCCACAAGAAATGAAGGAAAAAGCATTGAACTATCTCCCTTTGGATATGAAAAATGTAGTAACTAAATTTATTGATAGATATGGCGAATAAGGAAGATTTAATCAAGCACTGCCGATACTATAGAGGTGGTGAGAACCCAAATACCAACGAAAATATGGCTTGGTTTTGGGATATGGAAAGAGTGTATGTTAATAGCGAAGGAAAGTTTAAAGGTGAGGAAGAATATTATAAGAAAATTAATGGTAAGGAATATAAGGGGATTCCACATACATTGCTTATTATAATGTTCACTTCATGGGCTAAAGCAGCCTACAATATTAAGGAAGAGATAGATAGGTTCTATAAGCTGATAGACGAATACCTATTTATCCCAAACGACCATTTCCCAGAGGATAAAATTCCAAACGAACTATAATGAAAAAAGGTGCACCGTAATGGTACACCTTTTTTGTTTAATATCCGATATTGCTATCCTTTACATAAGATAAATCTCTTATTTCTTGCCCTATAACCTCGCAGTCTATGTAGGTCTTTCCACCTTCTTCATAAACCTTTGTTATTCGCATTCGTGTTCCTCTCTGAAAGAGTGTTTCGTGCTCGGAACTATATGTAGAGAAACGGCTTACTCCATCCCAACTTCTTTTATCACCACACCCGAAAGCAGAGAAAGGTTCTACGTAAGCAGCCTTTGTTCCTTTTGGTGCATATATGTTCATAATAACACTTCGAGTGTTGAAGCCTTTTCCTTTTCGGCTACCAGTTGACATAAAACCACCTTCTTGCATTTCCATTCCAACAAGGTCTTGAAGGTTATTTGGCATAGAACCGCCAGCAAACTTAATTCGTGATTCAATAACTTTCATTCCATCATCACCTCTTGTAAACCACATATCGGTAGGAAGTTCGTTCTTTTCTATATAGCTTGTTATATTATTAACCTTCTCTATGAACCTTTCCTTCGTTTGGTAATTATCATATTTTCTTCCTTGTAATGGTTCATTTACATCGCAATAATGATGAGTGTATTCGTATGTAAAATCTTTTTCTTTTTCTGTTGCTGCTATCCATTGTTTGGATGCAGTATCTATGAGGGCTTTATCAGCTTTTGCACCATTACCCTTATCCCATACTGCGGCATCTTTCCTTGATTGAGAGAATCGGTCTGTATCAAATACAACATTCTTCGCATTTCGTTTTGCTTTCGCATTAATAAGCGTTTCTTTCTTTTGCTTAGCTTCATAAAGCAACTGCTCGGCAAGGGTCTTATCCTTTGCGAGCATAGCGTGTTCAAGGTCATAGATAAGCTTATGATATATCTTGCTCTGTGTCTTATAACCTTTTACGTCAGCATAAGCTTTATTGATATTCACCCAATCAATCGCCGTTTTTACCTCATCAAGCTTTTTGAGATATGCCGCTTGCGATACCTTCCATGTAGTATACTTCTGTTGAACCCCGTGCATATTTCCACCTAGGAAATCAATAGCTTCAAATTGTAGTTTCTTCGCTTGCTGTTCAAGTGTCAAGCTTTGCCATTGAGCCAACTTCGCTTCTACGGCATCATATACTCCGTGCAATTCCTTTGACGTGAACTGCTTATGCCACTTATTAACATCAGGGATGAGAGCGGAGAGTGAAAATTCATCCTTTTTAATGGCAGAAATGGTGTTTGCGAGCGTTTTTGCTTCTTTCCTAGCCAATGTGTAGTTAGCAGACTTTAATGCGCTTAGAACGGAAGAAACATCGGTTTCTCCGTAATTAGCAGCCACCTTCATAACATTCATCGCAACCTTGCGGTCAGTCCATGCAAGTTTAGTCTGATAACCTCGTTTGAATCTATCAAACAAAGAAGCTATCTCAGAAGCACTCTTTTTGTCCTTGATTGCGTAGCGGATAGCATAGTAACGTTCAAAGAGGTCTTGGCTCTTTATATCCGTAACAGATTTGCTTCCGAGCAGATTATGAACCAAGCCATTGTAATAGTCACGTCTATGCTTATCCCATCGGCTCTGTATTTTATCTATCTGCTCCTTAGTTCTAAGGGCGTGGCGTTCCTTTGCCTTCGCAAGTATAAGCTCCTTAGAAGAAACCGCCTTTAACCCCAATTTCTTGCGGTCTAACGGGCTTAAAAGATGTGTCCAATACTTTGTGTTATCTTGTAAGTGCCAAGCCAATTTACCCCTCATTCCTGCCTTCACGATAGCTTCAGAGTTATCCTTAATGTATTGATTGTACTTTTCTGGCATAGTGAGCACGGCAAAAGGGGATACGTAGTTGCTCATATCTTCGCCAGCCATCAAGCGTTTATAAAACTCCTTCTTCTCCTCGCCTTGTATGATGATAGGGTCTGAGGTGCAGATACATTGAGGATGCCAAGAAATCCATACATAATCTTTCGGGTAGCGACCTTCAAGGTCATTGCATATATCATCTATATTGTGTTGTGGTGATACGTGAATATACTGACCGATAACGAATGGTTCATTCTGCCATCGTTCATTTCTTGCCTTGTGATATGCGGCATTTATCTCCGTTCTTGCTACTCTGAGAGCGTTCTTTCTCGCCGAGCGGTAAACACCCATGCCTACCTTCTCCAATGGCTCTTCAATGAAGCGCACCTTGCCGTCAATGATTCTACGTCTGCGCCAAGTCACCACATCTTTCTTCTTTCCGTTCTTCTGAACCTTGATAGTATGATAACGGCGGTACATCATATCTGGGTCATTAAGATATCTGCGAATACTCTTGCCGATTTCCTCTGCTGATGAGCCTTGTTTGATTCCGTCCGCAATGGTGTTGCTCATAGCCATTTCAAACTCGCTCTTCGTCTGTTGGCAGTAGTTCCAAACAATCTGAGCGAGATTCAATCCGTTCTTTGTTTTCAAGCGATTTGAAATAAACGTGGCTGCGGCGGTATCTCGTGCGACCCTTATAGCTTTATCATTAAGTACGGAATAACCGCCTATAACCATTTCATCGTGGTTATACGCCAATGCTACGCCATCGGTGATACCGCTCTTGTAGCAAAGAAGGCTATTTTGATAGTAATCATTGAAGATGTCGTTCAGACGAGCCTTTAACTGCGGAAAGTTATCAAAGTTAAAAAGCGCATCATCTTCGAGCACATCTTCTCCATAGCCAAGAGAGGTAAGCTTCTTGACATAATCGCTGTATAATCTGCCCAACCGCTTATTATAAACGGCGAACAGATTATTCAGTTGTTCTTTCTGCTGTTTTGATGTGAGCTTCTTTGACATTATTTACCCTTATAGTTCCTCTTGTAGAAAATAGCAATATTCACAGCACCGTTATCTTCGTAATAATATCCTTTCTTCGTAAGGTACGACTTTACGGTTGCTGCCTCGTTGTTTTTTAGCTGATTAAAATCAATATTGATGTAACCACCTAATTTCTTAGAAGTACCGTTTATAGCCTTGCTAATATCTACATTCGTCATATCCTTTATGTGTTGTGGCAAGGTTTTTGTGAATAAGGAAAACTTTGAACGGTCTATTTCTGTGATATTCTGATAATTCATCTGCTTACTTTCTGCATTTGGTTTAATCTGAATATCTTTATTCGCATTTGTTCTGCTACTTGCAGCGTTTACACTGCTTATAGTACGTGTATTTCCACTTCCTTTTGCCATAGTTATTCCTCCTCTTCTTCATTGGAAACTGACTGACTTCCACTTGCGGCACTACCAAGTCCCGAAAGAGCTGCTTGCTGCGCCAGCGCTTCTTCCTGTTCACTCTTCATTTCTTCCTCAACCTTATCAGGGTCATCATTGAGAGGGTTAAGCTCGATAGCACGGCGATTAGAGGTAGATTTCGCACCACCATTGGATGAAGTGATAAGTTGCAACATTTCAACATCATTCTTTGGTAGATATGGCTTGAAGACTGGTTCAAAGTCAATCTGCTCAGCAACACTCTGGTCGATACCCTTTACGTAAACTCCCGTATTACAGATGCCGTTAGCTACGATATTCGAACGGCGAGTGAACATTTCACCGAACATCTCTGTCTTTAAGTCCGCTTTCATATAAGGAGCGGTGAACATCAAACGGATAGCCGCACCCGAGGTGTTGCTGCCCAAAGTTTTCATATTCTCAAAGCTGATATCGGCTGTTGAGGTAAATGAATAGATAATATTGAAGAGGTAAGCGATTTCCCCCTTTACACTCTCAGGTGATTTATCCCAAGAAAGGACATTCATGCTTGCATCACTACCACCTTGGAATACAGCACCTTGCTCACCCTTTTCTGCGAAGCCCTCCAAACGACCTTTGATAAAGTACTTAGGCGTGCCGAAGTAGTCATTCGTATCACCCCAATTTGAGATACAAGTCTCCACTCTATCAATAGCCCATTGAACATCTTCCCACTCTGCTTGGTCTTGTCTATAGTAAACGACAGGAACTTTTGTGAAACCATGAGGTAGGGCAGAAACAAGCTTCCATCCTGCGCCATCAATATTAGTGTACTGATAGCACAATCTATCTGTATATACGTCAAAATGTAGCTCAGATTTTCCAAGCTCATCATATACATAGTACTCACGGGCGAAGCCGTCCATGATATGGAAATCATTGAAATGAGGGTAGAGCTTATCGCCGTTTGAAGGCGAAAGCAACTGAACTCGGATTTCGCCTCGGAGCTTACCTTCTGTGTCTGTTGGCATATACCATAACTCGGCGCACTCACATTCCTTGAAGAGGGTACGGGCAAGTCGCTTATCGAAGTACTTCATCTTGTTGTCGTGATAGCAATGCATGATGCCGTCATATAGCTTCTGCTGCTTATCGTTCATCTTCTTTATATCAACACCATGTGCCGTAGCTTTATAGGTAACGGCATTCATAAGCAAGAACCCCACAGTAAGATTCACGATTGACTTCTGAGCAGGGATAGCGATTCTTACTGGCTCAACTTTCTTATCCTTATAAATCGGTTTCTGTGTGATAGGGTCATACTGGCCCGTAGGTACTTTGATTCGTTTCTTAGGACGGAAATCCTCATCAAAGATTTTATGCTTTGATGGATTCCATTGTTCTTCAAGCACACTTAGTGATGTCTTAAAGCCTTTCTTTCTTGCTGTCAATACCGAGCGGACTGTGTTCGCATCTTGTATTGCTACTATCTGTTCTATTGCTCTCATATATGAATATTTTTTGTTATAACAAGGGCAAAGTTAGTAATAATATAACTTATATAGGCATGAAGAATAAACCCTGTGTAAACAAAAGGAAAACGCCTATTTCGGCAGTCTTCCAATGTGCCAATGATTGCACTACAAAGATATGCGGAGTAACCGAGCAGCCGCTTTTTCTTTATGTATCTTGCGGCTGCCTTCTCATTATCAAAGGATAATTTGGCTACTCCTCTGCTATTATAGTGGGAGCGTTTGCGATGATGCTCCCTTGGTTGTTTATCATATATTCGTTTCATAAGCATTTCGATTTTAACCCATCAAACCGAGAATGTCGGCGGCTTGCATTCCGCTGCCATAATCGCCCAACAACTTCTCCATAACAACATATCGGCATGCATCTATAGCGTGATTATACATATCTATAGGCTCATTAAGCCACTTCCCTTCCTTGTCTTGGCGGTAGGTATAATTGTTAAATTCCCTTCTTACATTTGTAGAGCGTTTTGTTATATGAATTGTGTATTCTTGCATCTTCATAATACCAGCTTGAATAGAACCTGCGAACTTCTTTACAGGTTTTATATCAATACCAGCATTATAGATTTCATCAATTAGACGAGGGTCGGCACTCTCTGATATTACCTCAATATTTTTTTTATCCTCTTTCAATACTCTGATAATATCAGAAGCAAGCATTTCTGTCTGATAACATATTTCATCTATATAGATAATCTTTCCGTAGATATATACATCAACAATCGCCGTAGGGTCATTGGAGTAACCGAAGTCAATACCTCTGTATCTGTGTCTGTGCGCTTGGATAGGGATATAATCATCAATAACTACATTCTTAAAAATCAAGCCCTCAACCATAGAGCGCAATCCCAAACCATAGATACGCCAAAGGCTCGGATTCTTCCATTTAAGGCTCTCAATCTCAGCAATAACCTTTGGTTCGAGAAAAGGATTATCCTTATACGTGGATATAAACCAATAAGTGCTTTTCTCCTCATTTACTTGATTTATCCAATGGTCTTCAGAGAAGGAAGGGTTATAATCAAGGATAGAGAACTCCGTGGTACGCATCTGTAGCTGCTGCCATTCGATGAAAGAAAGCTCATTCGCCTCATTTACGAAAAGTATCTTACGTTTAGAACCACGCACCTTTTGCTCGTTATCGGTGGAGAAGAACTCAATCCAAGAGCCGTTAGGGAAAGTATAAACGAACTCCGATTTATTCATGCACTTATCATCCCACCAACCAAAGTTGAGCATTATATCCTTAAAATCACGATAGACAGTTCGTTTGATGGAAGGCATACCAGCACGAATGATGGAAACGGTCGTTCCAGCATAGTTGAAGCAAAACATACAAAGGAACTGCACAACAGAATAGGTCTTCGCAGAGCGTGAGCTTCCTTGAAGAGAGCAAGTTGTGAACCCTGCTTCCTTTGCTGCCTTTACCCTCATGTAGTTCTTTGCTAAATATACGTGCGGCATATCTCTATTATCCTTTATCTGCTCTTATTTCTTTATTTCATCAACTGTAACTAAGGTATCGTTGTGCGAACCGCCATGTGCTACGATAAGAATCTCTTTACATACCGCTCCGTTACATTTTCCTATTCCTTGTGTATTCCAACCACAAGAAATGCAAATACCTTCATTCTTTAATATTCTTGCAATCTCCTTCTTACATAAAGACCAATATTTGGCATTAGAGACATTTATCTCCAATTTCTCTTTACCAAAATCCTTATATAGCAAAGATGCTTGTGTAACACTATAAGGTGGGTCGTATAATACCATATCAGCAGAATTAGATTTCTGCCCTTGAAGGAACTTTAATGCGTCAAGGTGATACTGTGTATCGCAGTTCGGATTTAAGTCATTGCGAATTGTTCCGAGCTTGCAATCCTTTGCGAATGGGTCAATAATAACACCACCTTTATTATATTTATCAAAAAGTTCTTTGATTGGCTTTATACCGAAAGTATCACCACTTGGCATAGCTCATTTCTTCTGTATTTCCATATATTTATTCTCCTATATTTTTATCTGGCTCAGCGTCCTTCTTTTCCTTCTCTTTCTGAATCTCAGCGAGAATCTTCTGATACTCTTCATTATTGGTAACAACATGTACTTGCAATGGGTCTTGCTTAATCTGCTCGCCCTTGCTTGTAAGGTCAATGCGTTGAATCTTTCCGTAAGCTCTATCAATAACTCTTTCGAGTACATCAAGTCCTTTCTTGTCAAGTATTCCTTTGGCAATAATGCGTTGCATCATCGGGCGTGACTTATCAGCCAACACCGCCTTCAATTCGTCTTCGGGCAGCGTAGCGATATACAGAAAAGACTCTGCGATAATCTGAGAGGAAGGCACTTCGTAGCCCTTCTCCTTCATTTCCTCGATGAACAATGACATCGTCTTAGGCTTTGGTGGTCTGCCCTTGGGGTTGCCAACTCCACCTTTTTTAAACTTACCTTTTTCAAGGTTTGCAAGCTGTTTTTTTCGCTTGCCTTCATCTCTTGATAATGGCATATTAATAACTTTTATTCCTAATTTATTCCCAACAATAGCTTTTATTTAAGAAAAGCATTTTTATTTTCTTTTTCCTCTGCTGCCATATCTCGGCACATTTTCAGTACATTAAAGTACTCTCCAAGATTGTTGTTATAGAGCAGCTTTGCTATCTGCTGTACAAAAGACGACTTACGTCCATCTTGTTGCAAGGTCACTATCTGGCTCGCTGGCATCATTAAAAACTGCTCCATGATTTCAACCTTTTCTTTAGAGGAAAGAAGTTTCTTGGTAGGAAGCAGAAAACCCACTTCCTCCAAGATTTGTGTTTTGACTGACTTAACCTTCATACTTATCACCATTTACGAGGTTCATAAACTCAGCCCTCACTTGTGGGTCATCTTTGAAAGCACCTTCAAGGTAAGAAGAGGTCATAATGCCCTTCTTCTTTGCGCCTCTGAACTCTTTGCAAGAATGGTGACCCTTCATCACGAGAGCAATACCAAGTGGTGGGTATTCGCTACCGAGAGCATTTTTCAGCATATCTACGATGTCGTGTACCAATCGCTCCTGTATCTGTAAGCGAGCGGAGCAGTAATCAACTACACGACCAATCTTAGAGATACCGAGAATCTTTCCCTTTGGGTTCGGAATATATGCGAACCAATACTTACCCCAAAACCAAACACAATGATGCTCGCAGTTTGAATGGAAATCTCCTTGGTCGATAACCATGTTATCATAGACGATACCATCCTTGCCATTATCAAAAGTAGTAATCTTTGGCTTCTGTAATGGGTCGTAGCCTCTGAATATCTCTTTCCACATTCTGATAATGCGGTCAGGTGTACCCTTCAAGCCCTCACGATTAGGGTCTTCGCCGATGTACTCCAATATGCGGACGATATTATCCTCAACTGTAACCTCGTGCTCATCGGGGAAGATTAACCAGTCTCTATCAGGAACGATACTTCCATAGAAAGTCACCTTATTATCAGAGCGTATATCACTAGAGCGTACCTTAACGAAAGTGACTGCCGTATCATAATTCTTAAAACTCTCAATAGTCTTGCCGCTATCGCAAATATCATTAACTACGAGAGTATTAGGCGTAATCTTACGAATATCGCACTCAATACGAATGCCGAACAACTCAGAGAGCTGAATAGCTGTAAAATAGCCTCCTCTTGGAATAGGGTAGATTGCATCATAGCTTCTACCTTTATCCTTAATCTGTTTAGCAAGCCAATTGACCGCCTTCTTATAATAATTATAGTCTATCTGTACTTTATTCATATTTCCTTATTTTTTTTGGTTCTGCTGGCATTTCTCCCAGTACCCTTTATAATCTTGTTTCTCCTCCTCATTAGGCTTATATACCTCATAAGAAGCACCGCATCGCATACAATGATAGAAGTTCACTACGGAATCATCATCCTCGCTGCGGTCACCTGATGAATCTCAACAAATCACCCCACCACAATAAAAGCAGATAGGACGATACTTTGTTGGGCTTTCTTTTTCCTTCTTATTCATAGGCAAAATAATTTACTTCACATTGAGAATCTTTTGCTGCTGTAAGGAAAGTCGCCATTTAGGGTTAGCCTCTACGAAAGCAACTGTTTGTTTCAGAATCTCGGCATTCTTTTTTGCATCACCCGTATCACAAGGCTGAACGTAGTAGTAATCTGCATCAATATTGCAATCAGTAATCTTGTGCTCACCATCAAAGACAACCTTTACCTCGGTAGCAACCTTAATGATAGGTTCTGCGCCCTTAACGAATAAGCACTTCGGAGAACACGTAACCCAGTTGATACCGCCTGGAATCTTGTGTGTTCCGTTGGTCTCCATAGCAATATAATAGCCCCAATTTTGGAGAAGAGTAGTAAGCTCTTCATCCACTTGCAATGTAGGCTCACCGCCCGTAAAGACAACGAACTTACAATCAGGTGAGAGCAACTGAATCTTATTCAGAATATCAATAGCCCCCATTTCCTCATACTTCTTAAAGTCAGTATCACAGAAAGGGCACTTCAAGTTACAACCCGAGAAGCGGACAAAGATAGCCGCTCTGCCTGCGTGTCTTCCCTCACCTTGGATAGAGTAGAAGATTTCGTTTACCTTATACTTAGCCATTAGAGTGCCTCCTTTCCGTCAATCTTATCATCGTCACAATAAACGGCAATATTGCCTTCACTCTCCTGTACCTTTGACTTGTAGCACTCTGGGAACTGCTCAGTAACCCACTTCGCAATATTCTCTGCGGTAGGATTGAAAGGCAAAAGCTCGTTAAGATTTCCGTGGTCGAGATAACCATGAATCTTCTGTTTAAGATGCTTAAAATCCATCACCATACCATCCTTGTTTAGCTTTTCAGCCTTGCAGAAGACAGTAATAATCCAATTATGCCCATGAAGGTTGGCGCACTTGCTTTCATAAGAGAGATTCAGCTTATGACAAGCGGCAATCTCCATTCTTTTTGAAACGTAATACATAATTTTTCTTCCTTTTATTTTGTTATTTCAATTTTTATTCTTAATTTTGCGACCTAATAAAGGGTAGTCGGTAGCGAAGATGTCAGCAGCCCGACTTTTGTCTTAGGAGCACAGTATGGTGGCATCGCCTTATGCTCCTTGCTTTTTACTCATCGAAATGATGTTCGTATAGTATCTTTTTACTGCTAATTACTACAACAGCTTTTACACCTTTAGTCTTCCATGCTTTATGCCTTGATTGATAAAGTTTCATTCCGTTCTCAATATCTTTGGTATGAAAGAGAGAATGCTTATCATATATCAATGCTATCTGTGCGTGCTTATCATTTGCATGATTAATAGCAAGACGAACCGAACTTTCAGCAGAAGAATTAATCTCAGTAGGCGTTTTCTGCTCGTAGGTATATGTCGCCATTAAACCTTCTGCGAATTTATACTTTTTAGAACCATCCTTGTTAATCTTTACATTGGTTGCATACATCGTATATTTATCGCCTTCGGGAGTAAGTGTAACATTTATACCATTATCTGCGATAGCTCTCGCCACTTCCAATTCAGCTTCGGCATCAGCGATTTTATTAGTATGATTATGTCCTTTCATAAAGATAGCGTGAGCACCCGTTTGTTCTGAGAAATATGATAAAGAAGCATCAACCAAGGAACTCGAAACGATTTGATTATATTCGTTCCGAGCCTTATCTGTTTGTCTTTGCTTTGGTGTAAGTAACCTTGTATTACCGCTTGCCTTACTCATCTTCGTATTCAGTTGGGTCAGGGATACCAGCATCATGGAGAGCTTCCTTGCGTTCCATACAAGTTCCACACTTACCACAATGCTTCTCACCGCCTTTATAGCAGCTCCAAGTTTCAGCGTAGTTGATGCCAAGCTTCTTGCCGTGGCGAGCAACATCTGTCTTCGTAATATTGGTATAAGGAGCATCAATGCTGATACCCTCGTAAGTACCATTCTTCATTGCCTCTGACATGGCATCAATGAAGCCCTTGCGACAGTCTGGATAGATAGCGTGGTCGCCGAAATGGTTAGCAATAAGCACCTTCTTCAATCCATTACTCTCAGCAATACCGCAAGCGATAGAGAGCATAATGCCGTTACGGAAAGGAACTACGGTTGATTTCATGTTCTCATCATCGTAATTGCCTTCTGGGATAGCTTCTGCACCTTCGAGGAGAGAGGATTTGAAATAGTCGTGAATAAAGTTGAGTGGAATAACAATATGCTTGATACCAAGTCGCTCACAATGCAACTTAGCAAAAGGAATCTCCTTCTGATTATGATTAGAGCCATAATCAAAAGAAATAGCGAGAGCAATGTTCTCTTTCTTTTCATACAGGAGAGTTACTGAGTCCATACCTCCTGATACAATAATCAATGAATCTTTCATAATTTTTATTATTTATGTAATTTAAGCCAATGTAATCTATTCCCCATACTTAACCCTTTTAAAGGTTGTATTGTGTTGGGGATATTTAAATATTTGATATAATTCTGTCCTCCCATAATAAGAAAAGTTTCTTTATTTAAATCATGTCTTTTAGATAAAGAGAGCATTATATTTTTTGCCCATTCTTTCTTTTGTCTTTCTGACATGGAATTAAGGGTTACATTATACGGCACAATAGGAGTATTCTCAGATAATAGCCCATATTTAGCGGATAATATATATACCTCTTTGCATCTTTTTTTTGCATAAGCGTACATATATTTAAATAAAAGGGAGACATACATATCTTTTGCCTCGCATCTTTTATTTGCTTTGCTTTTTACGCAACTTATTAATCCTATCATAATCTATAAATTTTTATCAGCGTAATGCTGGAATTTTAACCATTCTTTAAAGTTATATAAAGTAAGAGCTTCTTTATCTCTCACCATCTTGTATTTAACTCCCTTATCTCTAAATGATAAACGTTTTATGCTACCATTTTCAAATTTAGAAGCTTCTCCAAATCGCCCCCCCTACAGTCCATGTTGTGGAATCAATGGAATCGAATCTATATTTTTGTAGATTATCAACTCTTGTATATCCCAACCCATGAATCTTACATCCATTCTTATGAGCCATCCCTATCATGTAAGGAAATAATGCCTCAAATTTAGATATGGGCATTTCTTTTGCAGCTATCCCACCAATGGCAATATAAGGATATTCTTTTATCATTTGTAGATAATAGTCTTTTCCTCTCCCTATATGCCAAACGGGTATTGGCTTGCGATGAGTTTTATCTTCAATTCGCTTTCGTAGCATTTCTACATATTTGAGACCTTTAATCTTATCAATATCCAACTCAAAGAATAGTCTTATATCGTTTTCTATGATAAAATCGCAATATCTATCAACATAGCTGAGCCAATCTATATTTCCGTGCTTTGCGGCATTACTCATAAATGTGAATGCTCCACTATCCAAGAGAAATGATGCAAACTTTGGAATCAACGGTTTCTGCCAATCTCTTACGGAATAGAATGATTCAAGAGCAAATACCTCGTTTGCTTTAATATCTCCATTTAAGAGATAAGGCTTTACTCCCGATATGCCACTAAGATAAACCTTCATAAGCGAGCACGAGCGTACTTCATAAAGCGTACCCACTCGCCGAAATTATGTGCAGCAACCAACTTTGAGCGAAGTTTCTTGCCCTCAGGTGCTTTGGTTTTATCCATAGTCCCGTTCTTGGCATTGAACTTATATATAGAACCGCTCATATTGCCATAAAGCCAAGCTGTAGAATCCACAGAATCAAAGTGATAAGTATGCAATCCTCTGATATTTGTATATCCAAGGGCATGTATTTTGCAGCCATATTTATGTGCTGTCTTTACGAACCAAGGAAATAACTTCTCATATTTATTGATAGGTATTTCTTTAGTTACGATGCCACCAATAGCCACATAAGGGTAATTCTTGCACATTTCAATAAAATACTCTTTCCCTCGTGACTTATGCCAAACGGGGATAGGCTTACGTCCACTTAATCTTTCGAGCTTTTCACGAAGTCTTTCAACCTCTTTGATACCAACAACAGAATCAATATCAAGCTCAAAGAAGTTCTTTACGTTCCACTTCTTAATGAATGCAGCATATCCTTCTACGTATTTATCGAAGTTAACTACACCTGCTCCCGACATAAATGTGAAAGCACCACTATCTAATAGGAAATTCTGAAAATTGCCTATCAATCGAGGAAACTCTTTATTATTCTGTAGATAATAGTAAGTTTCCAATATATTTAATCCTTCCCAATCGGCATCCTTGCCGTTCTTTACTGGGTGTTCACCTGCTAAAAAAACTTCCATAGCCTTTTTATAAACATAGGGTCTGCTTAAAGTCCCTGCTATATATAATTCCTTACTAACACTTTTCCAAAACTTACTAAGATTTCCAGTAAGCCACCGCCGCAAGATAGACTTCCATATCTCTATTATTTTATTTCCACACCTTCGTATTCGGAAACGGCAGACTTGATAATCTCCTTAATCTCATCTACCTTATCTTCCAACTCTTGCGGAATATGGACGGAGAGCTTAATATCTTTAACTTTGCTCTCGGTATTTTGGGCATCTTCGAATAGCTCATCAATATCGGTATCATCCTCATCGGTATTGAGAAAAGAGCAATCAACACCCCAATTCTGCAAATCATCGGTTTCCCATTCATCATTGGCAAGCTCATCCCAATCCCAATTACCTGCTTGCACGTTATCCTTGATAGCATACTCCTTGATTTTCTGAATTGGGGTATCGGTCTTCAAGACGAAACAAGGCAGCTTATCGAAGTTCGTATTCCCACCGATGCGTAACTCGTTAGCCACTCTGAGGCGCATATTACCGCAGATGGTGACGTATGTACCATCCTCCAAGCCATAAACCATCAAAGGCTTGTACTCTAAGAACTCTGGGCTATCGGCGAGTGACTTGACGAGCTTATCGTGCTCGCTCTCCTTTAAGTAGCGAGGGTTCTTTGGAACGCCATCAATCTGCCCCTCATTATAGAGGAGCTTTGTAATGTCAATCATTTCACGAAAACCCAGCTTTACAAGAAGCTCATCCTTTGCGATGTATGGGTTCTGTGAGATTCTCTTTTCTCTTGCCATAACTTTACCATTTAATAATTATTATTTGCAAAGTTACGGAGATTATTCGGGTTTTAATAGAAAATAATAGGTTGCGTGTAAACAAATAAAAAAGGATACCAAGATAATGAGCAGCCTTTAGTTCTCTATCCATTGATATAATATAAGAAAAGCAGCTACCTATCACAGGCGGCTGCTTATAGACTAAAAACTAACTATTATTTTCAATTAACCAAATCTTAACTAATACAAATATTGTTATGACACTTCAGAACCTATATTCCACAATTTCTATTTTGCTGATGCAAAGGTACAAAATAAAGCGAGATACAGCAAATAAATGCCATATCTCGCATAAACAATCTTACTTTTCCTCAATCTGTTTAGAGACGTTATCTGTTCGGAAATCCTCAATCTGCTTGGAGAAAGGGGTGAGCTTATCAAGCTGCGCCTTAACAGAGAACTCTTCTCCGATAAAGGCAACACCTTCGTGAATCTTCTGCAAGGCGGCAAGCTGCTTCTTTGTAGTAACAACGGGGTTGATGTAGATGCAACCTCTATGGGTCTGGGCGAACCGCCGACACTCAGCACCGCCGCCGTAGATAACAAATATCGGCTCTTTGCCCTCTGCCCAATCGCTTGCGATGGAATACTCAAAGGCGAGGTTATTCAGTCTATCCGAATATCCACGGGTAGCGAAGGCACGCCATCCACGAGGTACGCCAATCATATTGAGGCGATAGAACTTCTGCGCCACGTTGAGGTCAACGAAGATGCCGATACCCTTACCTTGCATACAACGTGCAATCCAACGTTTCTTGTAGATAGCCTGCAAGCCGAAAGATACGGGCATTTCATTATATAGGGAGAAGTTCGGCTCAACGATAACGGCAGGGTGATGCTGCAATATCTTCTCAGGGTGCTCGTAGATAGCTGAGAAGCGGTAATCATCGGTATAGAAGTGCAAAGAGCCTTCGCCATTGAGATTGAAGGTTCTCTTCTGTTCGCCGAAGCAAAGGAAGGGTGACTGACACTCCTTGGCTTGCATATCAATATCGAGTGACGGAATCTCTAGGTCATTGTCCGTTGGGAAGAGCTGGTCGGGCAGGGTAAGCTCATAATCTGTTCTTTTCATTCTTTGTTACTTTTTAAGAGTTCTACGATTTGGTTATATATAGATAAGGTGTACTTATCCTTTGACTGAACGTATTGCATATACTTTCGTGCTTGGTTGATTACGTTTGCTCTGGTGCGGCAGAGTAGGCGAGCCGAGCGGTCGGGGTGAATGCAATAATCACGGCTTATGAGGCAATATAATCCTCTAAGGGTGTTTAGCTTGACGGTCTTCACCGCAGAGCAAAGTTCCACGAACGTAACCTTGCCTACCTCACATACCGCTTGCATGATGCGGTCGGAGAGTTCGTACTGCTGATATTGATTGTATATCATACGCTATTACTTATTATTTGATTATTAATAGAAAATATAATGCAAAGTTATAAAAATCTATTAAAAAGCGAATAGAAACTATTAATTATTTTAAATTTATTAATAGAAAAGTTGGTTATTTGACAGATATTTATTAATTTTGCGGTGTGTTTAAGATAGAACACTATCACTTAGCGAGTTTATGGGGAACTTTCTAAAGTGTAAGATTTTGGATTTACGTGAGCCGCAAGGCTACTAAATACGGAGCAGCAGAGAATCCCCATTTCTTTGCTGCTCTTGACTTTTTAAAGCATCTGTAAAATGGAGATACGCAGAAAGATATTGAACGATATGTATTGCAATCCCGAACTAAGGAAGGCAATTGCATTTTCCCTTTTCATTAAGACAAGGGTCAAGTCTTCTGCCGTGCAAAGATGGAGCATCAATAAGCTTCACGAAATCACGGGAGTAAGTGCCTGTGCTGTCCGCAAGCGTATTGATACCTTGAAGGCTCTGGGCTTGGTTGAGTTCACGGGCAAGAATAATCGTTGCCTCGTCTTCAAGTCTCTAAAAAGTCATACCTCTCACAGGAACGTCCTTGTTCCTAATATCGAGTTTATTTCAAGGAATGATTCTAAAAAGAATGCCTATGCGCAGAATGTAAAGTTTATAGAAGATACCTTATCTGCTATGCTTATCATTGATGTACAGAATCGAAAGAATTACGCTAAGCAAATGATTCAGCAGTCTAAGCACCCTAAAGGCTTAAAAGAGTTGAAGGCGGCTAAGAAGGTTTGTAATCGTTTTGGCTACGGCGATAAATTCAGAGAGAATGGTATATCATATAAGTATATAGCTGAGAAGTTAAGCGTTAGCGTACAAAAAGCTTTTGATTTGGTAAAGTTTGCGGTTAAAAACGAGATTTTATGCAAATACAGAAACATAGAAAAACGTTTTTTATCCTCTATTGACTATATAAAGGATATGATACTCAATAACTATACTTATATCAAGGGAGGGGTAATCTGTAGGGTGTATGCTAATACCTATGAGGTAATGGAAGGCTCGCCTTCGGCTCGCTTCGCTTCTGTGGTGGTATATAATTAGATTATAAAAAACTAAGATTTTGTTTAACGTTTAAATAATAGGAGATACAAAAATGTTATTTGAGAAAATTACTCGCAGATGTCTGCTTACTTTGGATGGGGGGGCAAAGATTCAAGCCGTCCTCACTATGCCGAAGCCAATAAAACCCATTTTCCCTGAGGAAATGGAACGTCAGTTTATTAATAGTTTTAATGAATCGCAGCCAAATGCGGTTCATAAGGTTATCAAGTGTCATATAATGAGGAATTAGATATGAAAACAAAAGTAGAGGTAAAGACAATTCCTTTGCATGGATTGTTCATCCATCGTAAACAAGTTTGGCGGTCACTCGGTAAGCTGAGAGCTGGAAGCCATTCTACGTCAGCGCAAAAGGTGTTTATAAATGAGCATAATACTGAGGTCTCAACAGAGAATGCTGATTTCATTAATGGATTGAAAGTCACTCCTTATGATGGTGAGCTGCCAAGAATATCAAAATACGTTGGCAGTATAAGTTACTACCAGTATTGTTTAATGCAAAAATTGGTTTAGTTATGGAAGATTTATCTATTGGCTCAGAAATCGTCTTGAAGGTGGTTGAAAGCGAGACAGAAGAATGTAATGGTTGTTTCTTTGACGAGATAAGCAGCAATATTTATGAAAATATCTGCAAAGATATTTGTTGTGCCGCAATCGACAGAAAAGACGGAAAGAATGTTCAATTTAAAAGGGTAAAGTAATATGGAAACAATGATAAACATAGCAGATATCCTAAAGGATAAGCCTGTCGGACTTAAATTTTATAGTAACACTTTTGGCTATATTAGTTTTAATGGTGTTCACAAAGATAAAGTATACTTCTTTTCAGAAGACACTAATGCTCATTCGGTCAAGCCAAATGGGAAAATGTATGATGGTGGAGAATGTATCATCTTCCCATCAAAGGAAATGCGTGATTGGGAGAAATTCTCTTGGAAGAAAGGTGATGTGCTGGTTATGGATGGATGTAGAGTTGTCTTTGATAAATGGCTTAATGATGATTATACAGAATTTAATGCGGTACATCTTATTACTTCCTCTGGTGGATATTTTAATAAACCAAGGCAAAACAGGTATACTCCTATCTCTAACTTTATAACTAAATATTGGAGAAAGATGACAGATGCAGAAACTAAGATATATATGGATTCCTTAGAAAAGGAGTGTGGTGGTAAGCTAAACCTCAACACATTGGAGATTGAGAAACCAAAGCAACATGAGTTCAAGGATGGGGATATAGTAGCCCTTATGGTACAAAAATGTACACATATTGCTATATTCCAATCGAGACAAGAGGCATATATAGGATTCCATGCAGTTCTTTGCCAGAATGATGAACTTCTTCTAGAAGAACCATTCAGAAAAGATGTTGGAGATATTGAACTTCGCCTTGCTACGGACTCAGAGAAGCAGCAACTCTTTGCAGCCTTAGAAAAGGAAGGCAAACGATGGGATAGTGATAAGAAAGCTATTGTTGATTTGAAGCCAAAGGTTGAGCTAAAACCATTTGATAAGGTGTTGGTTAGAGATAGTAAAGCAAGTAAGTGGCGTGCAAATTTGTTTGGTTATATAGACAAAGATGGATTTTATTGTTGCGTTTGGGCTAATTGGGCATATTGTATTCCTTACGAAGGCAAGGAGCATCTTTTAGGTACAAAAGATGACGTGGAGGGTTAAGTATGATTAGAGACGCTGCAAAAATAATTATGACATCAACTGGTATAGTAGATGAAGCACTTTCTGATGAGTATCTTGAAAAACTTAATGAAGAAGCTCGTCTATACCGAGGTAATGACCATATTCCAGAGAGTCTTTATCATCCTAGTGGCAAGGAAAGCCGTAGAACTAGAAGAATGTTAGAACTTAGAAAAAGAAAGGGTAGATTATGATAGACGATAAGAAAATAGAATCTGCAAAGGAAGAAATCTACGAGGATAGATTCTTGCTCAATGGTGAAGAGATAGTCTTCAATAATGATGAAAAGGAAGAAATGTTCTACAAAGAGGACATCAAAGAAGCCATTGGACTAGGTGCTAAGTGGGGTATCAATGAGCTATTAAAGGGATTGCTTCACCCTGCTAGCGAAGTTCCACGTAACGACAACGGAGAGGTTCTTGCGTTCTCAAGAATATTCTGTAATAGAAAGCTCTACAACATGAACGCTATGCTCGATAAGACTACTTGCAATACATATCAAGAAATGTGGGAAGAGCAAGTCTATATGTTCCAATTGTCTGATTGGATATTCGTAGATGAGTTGTTTGACTTAATTATCAAAGGAGGTGAGTAATGAAAGAGCTTAAAGATTTAGTTGAGGGCGATGAAGTACTAGTTACAGGTATGTCTCATAGACATATCGCCATGGTTGATAAAGTGACAAAGACTCAAATTATTGTTAATAACGCTAGATTTAGAAGAGATTCTGGCTGGCAATGCGGTAGTGATAGATGGAATGTTAGAAGAATATCTGTTCCTACAGAAAAGGAAATATCAGATGTTAAAGAAGAGAATTTTCGCAAGAAACTCATCTACGCTATCAGTTCTTTTGATTTCAAACGCTTATCAACAGATGAGTTAAAACAAGTGTACAATATTGTAAAAGGCAAAGAAAAATGAAAAAGAATAAACACTCATTAAAGATAAGTCGTAGCTTCTTTGGCGATACTACCCTTGATGGTTATCCAATAGCTATATATTCGAATAATGAATTGAAGATTCTAAAGAACCTGCTAGAAAAGGTTCTGTGTGAAGTAAATGAATATATTCATCTTTAGAAAAGTAAAGCGTATGGCACATAAAGAATTTAGGAAACCACCTCGTTATATGGTGGGTGATATAGTTTATAGTCACGGATTTATTTGTATTGTCTGTAGCATCTATCCGTTCAATATAGATTATTCTTACGACTTGAAAGTTATTGATGGGCAAAGCTTGGGCAAAATTTGTCAAAATGATATTATGCACGTTCATATTTGGGAAGAGTTTCTTAAAAAGAATGGATGGACATGTTATCGCTCTGAAGGAGAATGTTTTGGGCATAGGTGGTATAAACACCAAGAATACCCTTTCACTTTGCGATATAATAATTTCTTGGGAATTATCGGAGTATCTTTCAATGACGGAAAAGACGATACTGTTATGATAAAATGTGTAGATGAACTCCAACATATTCTTTTTGGCTTGCAATTAGATAGCAATTTAAAAATATAAGCGTATGTATTTTGAATATAGAATAGTCAAGATTGAGAAAGGTTTGTTTCTCATCGAATATAAGACCGCTCCTTATGGAGTTTGGCATGAAGTAAAAAACAAACAGTTCAAGACTAAGCCAAAGGCAGAAGCTTGGGCTAGAAAGAACTTAGTGTAAAAAGTAAAGCGTATGAAACAGAAGTTGAAAATGATATGGCGAATCCTCCGTGACAGACAGGTTGTAGTAATAACCGAAAGTTACGGAAGACTATATTGTAATTGGGATGCAAGAAGTCTTGAAGATGTTTGCCAAATGTGTTGTGAGACATTTGATAAAGCTAAAGAAAGTAACGGAGTAATAACCATCCGCAAAGGATATAAATAAATAGATTATGAAATATAGAATTACAAAAGATGAAAAAGGCTTTAGAGCATTAGTTGGTAAACAAAGCCGATTTGGTGTTGAATTTAGATTTATCGAAGAAGATGAATCTACAAATCTTTATCGATGTGTTAGGTATTTTAAGACTAAAGATGATGCTATTGAGGCTTGCAAAGCACATCATAAGAAAATGGAATACGATAAGCTACCGAAAGTTGTTGATGAGTTTGAATTATAACCATCCCTTATGGGATAAAATATAAGTAATATGACAGAAATAGAATTATACAACGAATTACAGAATGTAGAAGGTTGTTTAAAGAAATTGGATTCGCAAATATTAGAGCTTCACATAAAGGAGAATGATATAATGAACGACTTTCTAAGTTTGTTACCTTTTCAGAAAGGTGACAAGGTGAAAGATAAAGATGGCAATATCTTTATCATAGAACGTCTAAAAGATGCCATATCTCTTGGCAAGAATGAAGTCAAGGTTCATTTTTTTATCCGAAAAATAAAGAAAAACGGAGAACCTTATCTATACGAATGCCAAGCTTGGGGAATTGATTATTTTTCCCTTGAGAAAGTAGTAGAGTAATAACCATCCTGTAATGGATATAAATAAAAAGTAACATGAATACAGAAAAATTAGAAAGAGCAAATATCTTAGCCAAGAGTTTAATTCCTAAAGTAAATGAACTCTTAAATTTGTCTCCAAAATCAATGCGTAGTAGTCTTGCTGATGCTATTTGGGGGCTTTCAGAGTGTGACAAAGAGTTTAAAACAAAATTCAAGCAGCTTCTGAATGAAACAAAACAGAGATTTCAGAAAGAGTTTGATGAGATTTAGTAACTAACCGTCCTTATAGGACATAAATATAAGTGATATGTTAAAAGCTATGTTAAGTCAGCCAATGGCTAGAAAAACAGACGAAGAAATCGTAAGCTGGCTGAATCAGCACATTTTTTTTGAAAGTGGGTACGATATTACTGAAGGACCATTCCCATTACCGGCAACTATTGGTGAGGGGTTTAGGTTTCAATCATTAGATTTTTTCAATAAAAATGTGGTTGACTATGTTACAAAAGCCAGCCGTAAAAATGGTAAGCGTGTGTTACGTTTTAGAATTTCAACTTTTATCGGGTTATGTGGAGGAGCCTGTCATTATTTCTGTAAGGCATATTCAGCAATTCACAACACAGATGTCAATGATGCATCACATTATATCAGTGGATATATTACAGATGTAGATGACAAGGCAATAGATATTCCGAGTGAATCTCGTTCCCTTGCATTTGATATTGGCGTTCCTTTAACGAAGGAAATGATACAAAGAGATATGGGACATTATGAATACTCAGAAGTTGGCGATTGTGGCACAGCGTTACGTTCCAAAGATGACTTTTATGAAGTCATTGAAAAGCTAAAAGAAGTGTTTGATATGGAACAATGGAGTTTTGAAATTGATGAATAACATTAACTAGGTAAAACTATGAACAAAGAAATAAAACATTACACAGAAACAAAAGCAATTAAGGCAATGCCTATGACAATGGGAAGCCTACGAGCGCAAGCTTTTGAAATGATAACAGAGTAACTAACCACCCTCTCCCTTTTACAGGAGAGGGTAAAAAGAAGAAAAGGGATGATAAGACAATCAGGAATAAAAACAGAAAGAATCAGAAGCGGAATGTACCAATTATATTACAAACACCACTCGCCAATAATATTAAGAGTTGATAATATCGGGTGGCAGGCTATACTTCCTTCTGGTGGATTTGCAAATGCAAGAACAAAAGCACAATGTGTTATACTTGCATGTTTGGAAATTGATAAAACAGAACCAATAGAGGAAGACCTTGCTACAGGCAAATATGTTAGTTGGTGGCAAGATGACCCTATGTTTAAGGCAAAGGAGGATAAGCAATGAGTAAAGAATCCGTAATACAAAGCATGAAGGAAGATTTAGATTATCGTAATGCTTTCGGAAAATATATAACGTCTTGCGAAGGCTATCTTTTGGCTATGCATGCACTGAGTGCGCCTAGTGTAGCAGAAGAATATGCTAAATGGAAATTAATGGATTTGGGGCTATTATGACAAGAGAAGAATTACAAAATAAATTCGGCGATGCTATCTGTGAGTATTGCAACAAGAACATTATTTCAAAATATAACATCGGCATAGGTTGGCTTTGCGAAGGTTTGTTTTGCGAGGAAGCACAAGATGGCTACGCAGCAGAAAATAACATAGAGTTGGAGGATTGATATGAAAATCTTGAAGCGATTAGTATATGTGTTACTTATGATTCCTATATGTACTATAGTATTCGTAATTGAAGGTTCTTTGTTGCCTTTAATCATACCAGCAATATGGGTAATAACAGGAAGTACTATATTACGAGTGAAAGAAACTAAAGGATGTAAATCATTCTATGTATACACTATTACTCAGATAGTGTATTATAGTATGGATAAGTATTTAACTAAATTATTAAAGCTATGAATAGAATTGAAGCTAAAGAATTTTATCCTATTATGCAAGCTTTTGCAGAAGGAAGGATAATTGAGTGTAGAACCAAACCAAGTTTCATAGAAGGTTCAGATGTTCCGAATGATTGGACGGAAATGAAGGAGATTGAGTTTTGGAAACATACAGAGTATCGCATCAAGCCAGAGACTACCTACCGCCCATTTAAGGACGCAGAAGAGTGCTGGGCAGAGATGCAAAAGCATCAGCCGTTTGGGTGGGTGAAGGATAAGGACACACAAAAGTTTTTAGTATGCAAGGCTCTTGGGAAACTTTTTTTCATAGGTATTGAAGATAAACCTTATAACTACAAGGAGGTATTAAGAGACTATACCTTTGCCGATGGCACTCCATTTGGCGTAGAAGTGGAGGAATAGTATGGCGTATTGTTTTTGTGATTTTTGCGATTACAAGGATGAATGTAAGCACTATCGAAAGGTAGTTGTTTGTCCTTATATAAAAACGGAGGAATAGTTATGGCATTTGTAGCAGTAGATTATATCGGAGAATGGATATTCAACTACAAGCCTGATATGTGGGCTGGTGATTGTATCGAACATAATTATTGGTTGCCACAAGATAGATATGGAGCTTATGGTTTTCAACTTCCAAATGGCAGCATCAGAAAGCTCATCGGAAGAGAATTAAGCTGGGAGGATGAGCCAGTAGAACTTAAAGAAGAATAGCTTATGTTTGGATTTTATTTTATACTTACCATATATGTTCTATTTGTTGCTTTTATGGGTGGAGTTTTCGGTTATTTAATTGGTAAATATTGGAAAAAGAAGTAGCGTATGAATATAAAAGACATCAAGTTCAAGGCTAAACGTCTTGACGGAAAAGGATGGGTTTGCGGATATTTCTACGAGGAGAATGGTAATACATACATCATTGATAATCGTCAGAAAGAAAGCAAGTTAAACAGAAATCTCACTTATCAGGTTGACCCTTCTACCGTCTGTCAATTCACAGGATTGAAAGACTGCAAGGGAAGAGAAGTTTGGGAAGGAGATATTCTACAAGATGTTGATGATTACAATATTAAGTATGTTGTTACTTTTAATGAAGGCACATTCTTGGCGCGAAAGGAAGGTCTATATATAGGTATTCCTCTTCACGAATGTGTAGGTAGTTTAGGTAATGATGTAATAACTTATGCAAAAGTTGTCGGAAATAAATTCGATAAGGAGAAGTAGCGTATGAGAATACAAACCACATTGAATGATATGCTCAAAAAGCTTAGTTCGCATTACACATTTATCCCAGATTGGATGCATGAATGCGTAAAATGGGGAAATGATGATATTCTTATCGAAAAGGTTGAACAGAAAAATAAGTAGCGTATGAAGATTAGACTAGCAAAGAAAATCTTGAATATGATGGAGAAAGGAACGGACACACGTTACTTCGATTCAAAATATAAATTCAAGAAAGAGAGTAGATTTATTCCTAGATTAAAGAATCTCTATCAGAAAGCAACTATCAGATGGAATAAGGTAAATATGCCGAGTGCTAACGTTAGTTTGTTTCGTTCAATTTTGAGAACTTCAAAGGAATGCGGTCGTTGTAAACATTTCAATGGTATGTTTGCAGGAAGATGTGCTAAACTACATAAGTATGTTGAAAGCAGCGATTGGTGTCATGGAACGTTTTTTCATAGAAAGTGAGGTTGACATGAAGATAAGACAAGCTAAGAAGATAATGAAGTGCGATGGGGATGTATCATGTTGGTATTGGGCTTACAGATTGGCTAAATATTGTGAACAAAAGACGGCAAGATATTACAATGATTACAGAAAGAATGAAAATACAAACTTTAAAAGTATTTTGCGTTGTGACCACCGCATCACCAAGGCGATAAGTTTAACAAGTAAAAAGAAGAAAAACGATGAAGAAGGAAACATTTGACTTCTCGGAGGCTCTGAGAAGAATGAAGGAAGGAAAGAAAGTGAGACGTAAGATTTTTGCGGACGGCACATACGCATACATTGATAAGAACTATCTTGGTTCAGAGGCATTAATGTATAATAGCATAGGAAGAGCAACACCAGTTTTATGGTTACTTCCTGAGACTATTCTCGCAACAGACTGGGAGGAGGTGTAAGGATGGAAAAGAAAGTATTGACCCTCACCGTCAGCAAGCAATGGTTCGACATGATTGCGGACGGAAGAAAGAATGAAGAGTATCGGACAATAAAAGGATATTGGGTAAAACGCCTTTTCTTATTATGGAATGAAGATACTTGTACCAACGAGAAGATACCCACTCATTGCGTTAAAAACTGGGATAGTATTAGCCCCGAAATGGCTAACTATTGCATCAATAGTCCATATTACAAGGCTATTCCTTACACACACGTCCTCTTCATCAACGGCTACCGCAAGGATAGTCCACGAATTGAGAAGGAGATAGAGAGCATTAGTATCGGCAAGCCTAAGAAAGGCTTATGCCCCGATAAATGGCTTGATACCGAGTTTTTTATCATTAAATTCAAGTGATATGAATTACATACAATGTGATGAATGTAAATATAGATTAGTCTGTAACGGAGAGCCACTTACTAGTGGAAGTACAGGAAGTTGCGACCATCGTGTTATCAGCAATACTCCTATATTTCCAAAGATTAAAACACCACCAGATGAAAGATACGCTGACATTTGGAATTGGTAAATATTCATAAATTAAGTTTAAGGGATATGAAAATAAAGAATTTACCTAAGAAGATTTATCTCAATATCTGTAGCAATGAAGATGAGGTAGATTACAATGAGCTGAACGGGGTAACGTTCAGTACAGAAAAGATTGGTGTTACTGATTGTAACACAGAAAACGTTCCTTACGTGAATGCTGCATCATTATGGCACGACCTAAAGGAAGATAAGCCACCATTAAAAAAGTGGGTAATGTTCCGATATAGTGGAGATGGCGTAAATCCTACTGCTCTTCACTATGGAGCGATGAGTGATGACGTATGGCTTGTCACTAGAGGAGACGGAACACAGCGTATAGAAGTTCTGTACGAGTGTTACGAAAAGATTGAGTGGCTTGACTTTGATGAACTAAAATAGCGATAGCGTATGACAAACGAGGAATTTTTCTATGCTCATCTTGGTGAGCGAGTTCTTTATAAAGGTAAGGATATTGGCGCATACGTAGCAGGGTATATTGAAGATAAGTATATCATCTTAGGATTCGATAATTATACAGGCTGCATTCTGTACTTCACATCTAAGGTGTATAAAACGCTTGGTAAAACATATAACTCATACCGATTCGCAAAGTTAAAGTATTTGGAAGTAATAGAATAATAAGAAAGGGTAGGGCGAAAGCTCTACCCCTTCTTGTTATATAGAACATAATCAATAACCTTTCGATTGGCTTCATCAATCCGTTGTTGGTCTTTTCGCACATATATAGAGGTTATTCTATGGCTATTCTTATGCCCAAGGCAGTCTGCAATAATATCCATACTGATACCAATCTCATAAGCAATAGTAGCAAAGGTATGTCTTGCCCAATAAGTAGTTACTTCGGGTATTCCTATACTTTTGCAGATTTTGCTAAGACATCTATTATTGGCTTGGTCAAAGCTTAGATACGATGCTTTTCTATCGAATTGCTTGATAAGATGCTCTTTCCCTCTATATCGTTCAATAATCTCCATAGCCTCAGGTTCTACCTTTATATTATATAGCGTTCCCGTTTTTGAGCGGCGATAGGAGATTCTGCCGTTTTCTATTTTTTCTAATTTCGATAGGTCTTTAACATTGATACCCATTAGATAGAAGATAAGAAAGAACATATCACGATGTTTAGAACGGATAGGTGATAACTTTGCTTCATGCAATTTTCTTAACTGCTCAACAGTTAATGAGCGTTTCCTTGTTTCTTCTGATTTAATACTATACATATTAAAAACATATTCTTTAAGGACACCTTTTTTGCGAGCATAGTTTAAGATGGTTCGGATAATCCTTAATCTCATAGCAATGGTGTTTTTGCAATTTTTTATCTTTAGAAAATCAACGAAATCATCCAACCAGTCTATATCTATATCTTCAACCCTTAATGTATCATAATCACAGAAATCTTTTATTCTGTTTTCTGCTGCGATATATATGCGTTTAGTTCCCTCACTTTCTTTCTTGGATAGAAATTCTGCCATCTGTGTTTTGAAAAGATGATTCTCGTAATCGGTTTTATCTTCTTCGTTAGACAGATAAAGTGATAGCTTCTTATTAGAGAAGTAGCGCAGTTTGCCTTCTTCTTGCAATTGCACTATCTTATCATTAAGAAGGGAAATCCTTTTCATAAGCTTCATATTGATAACTCTCTGTTCGGGTATTCCTTTCACCTTCTCATTCTTAGCATCCCATTCATCTTCTTTCAGCTCATAGCCTGTGGGAATATAAATGGCACTATCTTTCCTTGCCACTTTGAACTTCAAAGGGAATCTGCCGCTATTCAATCGCCTCCTTTTATCCAACTTAATTGAAATCTTAATCATAAGTATGTATCTCCTTTATTTGCACGAAATTTGCACGTTTTATTGTAAACAATAGCAAAGTATGCAATATTTTGATAATCATTCATAATGCAAAGATAACTATTTTTTTGCGAATTAATGCCTATTTAATAGTTTTTTTTGCATATTCACCATAAATATTTCAATATTTTTTTT